GTTGAAGATCAGCATCATAGCACCACCGGGGCATGTATTGATCGACGCCGACTCAGCTCAGATAGAAGCCCGGGTGCTGGCGTGGCTGGCCGAGCAGGATGATCTTGTGCAAGCGTTCTTCAATAAGGACGACGTGTATAAGCAGATGGCCTCACGCATCTACGATAAACCTGTTGACGAGATCACCAAGGACGAACGCTTCGTGGGTAAGACCACGATTCTCGGTGCGGGCTACGGCATGGGTGCGGTAAAGTTCCAGGCTCAGCTCAAGACCTTTGGCTACGACATGGACCTTGACGAGTGTCGCCGGGTTATCGACGTGTACCGCAGCACCAACTTCAACATCAGCCGGTTCTGGAAGCGGGCGCAGAAAGCCATCGAGGCCCTGCAGCGTAAGGAGTCGTCCAGCCTTGGGGTTAACGACTTGCTGGAGTTCATTGGCGAAGAGTCTGCAGTACGCCTGCCCTCGGGCCTACTCATGCGTTACGACGAGCTGGACTTCGAACAAGGGGACAAGGGCCCTGAGTACAGCTACAAGACCCGACGTGGCCGCACCCGCATCTATGGTGGAAAAGTTACCGAGAATGTGTGCCAAGCAGTGGCGAGGTGTATTATCGGGGAACAGATGCTACGCATTGCTAAGCGGTACCGCGTAGTCCTGACAGTGCATGACTCCATCGTCTGCTGCGTCCCTGAAGAAGAGGTGCAGGAGGCACAAGCGTTTGTTGAGGCCTGCATGAGGTGGGTGCCTGACTGGGCCATTGGCCTACCCATCGACTGCGAGTCCGGCATAGGAAGAAGTTACGGGGATTGTGAATGAGTGTAGCTCCGTGGTCGTTCAGTAAGATCAAAGCCTTTGAGAAGTGCCCGAAGCAGTTCTATCACCTGAAGGTGGCGAAGGAGTACACCGAGCCGGAAACGGAGGCCATGCTGTACGGCACCGCGTTTCATGAAGCATGTGAGGTGTACATTCGGGACGGCGCGGAGCTAGACCCCAAGTTTGAGTTTGCAAGGCCTATGCTGGACGCACTGATCGCCAAGCCCGGTGAGAAGCTGTGCGAGTACGAGCTGGGGCTGACAGAGAATTTAGAGCCATGCGGCTTCAAGGACGACAACGTGTGGTTCCGAGGTATCGCTGACCTCATCATCTTAGACGGTGAGACGGCATGGGTGATCGACTACAAGACCGGTCGAAACACCCGGTACGCAGATACGGGCCAGCTAGAGTTGATGGCGCTAGCAGTGTTCAAGCACTTCCCGCAGGTGCAGAAGGTCCGAGGTGGCCTGCTGTTTGCCGTAGCAAGGAAGATGATTAAGGACAGCTACGGGCGCGATCAGGAAGGTAAGCTGTGGGCCAAGTGGATGGGGGACTTTGAACGCATGAAGAAGGCGTTTGAGGTCGATGTCTGGAACCCTAATCCGAGTGGCCTGTGTCGTCGCCATTGTGTGGTGCTTGAGTGCGCCCATAACGGGAGGAAGTGAGATGCCCTATGTGAACAAGAAGCGTCCGTACAAGAAGGAGTACGAGCAGCAGAAGGCTCGTGGTGAGCATAAGAACCGCATGGAGCGCCAACGTGCGCGGCGAGCCATCGACAAGAAAGGCGAAGACAAAAACAAGAACGGTAAAGCCGACAAGCGTGAGGGCAAGGATGTTAGCCATAACAAGCCCCTGAGCCGTGGCGGCAGCAACAAGGACGGCTACAAGATCGAGAGTGCCAGCAAGAACCGTAGCCGCAACTACCAAAAGAAAGGGCCGAAACCAAAGAGGTAGTATGCAAGTTGTTAAGAACAAGGCGCTAGTATTTCGGACTAACAATCCGCAGCAGATCACTACGGTGATCCCGAAGAGCAAGGCCGTGGGAGACGGCAGGGTCGTGATTAACTGGGGTATAGACGAGGTGCAAGTCCTCAAGAACCTCAACATCAAGGCCCCGTCCCCTATCGAGGGGCGCTACGACTGGTCAGGGCAGCACAAGCCCTTTGAGCACCAGAAGACCACGGCTGCGTTCTTGACCATGCACAAGCGAGCGTTCTGCTTCAACGAGCAGGGCACCGGCAAAACGGCATCAGCTATCTGGGCCGCAGACTTCCTCATGAAACAGGGTAAGGTGCGGCGAGTTCTTGTTATCTGCCCCCTATCTATTATGGATTCGGCATGGCGGGCGGACCTGTTTACCTTTGCCATGCACCGTACCGTGGACATTGCCTACGGAGCCAAGGACAAGCGCCGCCAGATCATCGAGGGCGATGCCGAGTTCATTATCATTAACTACGATGGTGTGGAGATCGTCGCCGATGCGGTCGCCAAGGGGGACTTTGACCTAATCATTGTGGACGAGGCGACGCACTACAAGAACCCGCAGACCAACCGCTGGAAGGTGCTGAGCAAACTTGTTAAGCCCGAGACATGGCTGTGGATGATGACCGGCACCCCTGCAGCTCAGAGCCCCCTCGACGCCTACGGACTAGCGAAACTTGTTAACCCCAAAAGCGTACCCCGCTTCTTTGGTACGTTCCGAGAGCAGGTGATGTACAAGGTCACGCAGTTCAAGTGGACACCTAGGCCCGAATCCACCGATGTAGTGTACAACGCGTTGCAGCCAGCCATCCGCTTCACCAAGGACCAATGCCTTGACCTGCCTGATATGACCTACGCAAAACGTGAGGTGCCGCTCACGTCTCAGCAAAAGAAGTACTACGACATGCTGAAGAACCGCATGGTCTTGCAGGCGGACGGAGAAGAGATCACCGCAGCCAACGCCGCGATCATGATGAACAAGCTGATGCAAATCAGTTGTGGCGCTGTCTATACCGACGACAACGAGACCTTAGAGTTTGACATCAAGAACCGCTACAACATCTTGAAGGAAGTCATCGACGAGTCGAGCCAGAAGGTGCTGGTGTTCGTGCCTTTCCGCCATGTGATTGCCCTGCTAGCGGAGCGCCTGAAGAAGGACAATATCACCACCGAGGTTATCTCCGGGGACGTATCCGCCAAGCGCCGCACGGACATCTTCAAGCGCTTCCAAGAGCAGCCCGACCCCCGAGTCCTAGTTATCCAGCCCCGCGCTGCAGCCCATGGTGTGACACTCACAGCCGCCAATACGGTAGTGTGGTGGGGCCCGACGAGTTCACTGGAGACATATGCTCAGGCCAATGCCAGGGTGCACCGCTCAGGACAGAAGCATAAATGTACCGTGGTGCAGCTTCAGGGCTCCGACGTAGAACGTCGTGTTTACAAGTTATTGGATGGACGTATCGACATACATACAAAAATGATCGACTTATACAAAGAAATGCTTGACTAACCACAAAACGGAGGATAATGTTAGGGTCTCTTGAGAGGAGAACCCCAATGACAGACATACCGCTAGACAAACTCGTCAAGGCATACATCACGTTGCGTACCAAGCGTAGTGAGCTGTCTGCCGAGTTTAAGGCTCAAGACGAAGCGCTCCTTGCTAAGCAGGACAAGATCAAGAAAGCACTGCTGGACCACTGCAAGGAACACGATGTCGAGAGCGTTAAGACTTCCGAGGGCGTCTTCTACCGCACGGTGAAGCGCCGTTACTGGACCAGCGATTGGGCCTCTATGTACGACTTCGTCATGGAGCACCGAGTCCCTGAGTTCTTTGACAAGCGTTTGAACCAGTCGAACGTGAAGCAGTTCTTGGAAGAGAACCCTGACCTGATCCCGCCGGGATTGAACGCGGAAACAGAATACGCTGTTGCCGTAAGGAAAAAGTAAGGAGCAGTTATGGAGTCCAAGTACGTTTCATCCACAGAGCTAGCGAAGCACTTCGCTGTGTCTGTACCCACGGTGCGCCAATGGATGCGGCAGAAGAAGATTCCGCCGAACATGTACATCAAGGTGGGCACTGCGTATCGCTTCCTGCTGGAGGACATTGAGCAGTTCTTCTTCACCCTGAACGCCCGCCGTGCAGAAAGTAAGGGTCGGATGGTTGGTGGTGTCGAGGTCCCAGACCCGAGCCCCGTGGTGATTGATGAAGCAGCGCTGGTTGATGACGAGGAGCAGGAAGTGTTCCCGTTCGATGCCGATGATGATGTTTGAGGAGAGCAACAATGAGCAATGAAGTAGGGATGTTTGGAGGTAACTCGCTGGTCAGCAGCGATCTCTTTAAGTCGTTGCAAGCCCTGAACGACAACCTAGCCGGTGGTTCCGGTGGCGGTGCGCAAAACCGCCGAATCAGTCTGCGTGGCGGCAAGTTCCGTCAGGTGGTGAACGGTGACGAGATGCGGGTCAGCAAGAACGACTCCATGGAGATGGTCATCATCGACGCAGCTAAGATCGCTCGGACCTACTACGAGGGCACCTATGACCCTAAGGCTGTGTCCGCACCGACGTGCTGGTCTGCGGATACCAATACCCCGGCGGAAGATGTGCCGGAAGATCAGCGTCAAGCCGACCGCTGCATGGATTGCCCGCAAAACGTGAAGGGCTCCGGTGCTGGTCAGGGCCGTGCATGTCGTTTCTCTCAGCGTCTCGCCATCGCCTTTCCTCAGAAAATGGACGAGGTGTATCAATTACAACTTCCTGCCACATCTATCTTCGGCGAGGCCAAGGACAACAAGATGCCCATGCAGGCATACGCCAAGTTCCTTCAGGCCAACAACACTCCGGCTATCGCCATCGTGACCGAGATGTACTTCGACGAAAACAGCGAAGTTCCGAAGCTGTTCTTCAAGCCCGTGCGTCCTCTGACCGAAGAGGAGCTGGAAAAAGCTGTGGAGATGCGCGAGCATCAAGACACGAAGCGGGCCGTCACCATGACCGTTGCACAGACCGATGGAGTGCAAAAGCTAGAGGTTAAGGAAGCACCGAAGCCCGCCTCAAAGCCTCGCGCCAACGCCATTCAGGAAGAAGAACCTGAGGTGGAGGTAGCCGAGGAAGCCGTCAGCGAACCGAAGAAGGTAAGGAAGAAAGCCGAGCCGCCCCCGGCGGACGACGAGGACCTTGCCGACATCGTTGATTCGCTCTGGGACGAGTAAGAGTCCCCCAGCACCGCGACTAGGCTAACGCCGAAAAGGGTACTGCAGCGCCCCTGTCGCGGTGTCTCTATCAATCAGGTGGGATATGGATACAAAACAATTTTTGCAGAGGGTACTTGCGGGGGACGGTCGCTACTGCCTATTCGCAGCGAAGAAGGCCGAGGAGCGGGTGAAGCAAGAGTTCCACACCTCCGTTGATGATCTGATAACTAGGGCCAACGAGTTAGACGCAGACGATTACGACGTATTCTATGGGCTAGCCACTTTCGGCTCCGAGGACCGACGCCGTGCAGACAACGCACTGTCCATGCGGGCTATGTTTCTCGATCTGGACTGCGGCCCCGGCAAGGACTACGCCGATCAAAGGGCCGCGCTGGATGGCCTGCGGCAGTTCTGCAAGCAGTTAGATTTACCCAAGCCGCAGCTCGTTAGTTCAGGGCGTGGTGTACATGCCTACTGGATGCTTCAGGAAGAGGTCTCCATAGACAAGTGGCGTGGGGTAGCGGAGCGGCTGAAGAAGGCCTGTGAGGCTAAGAAGCTTTACGCTGACCCTGCGGTAACGGCGGACACGGCCCGGGTGCTACGAGTCCCTGGCACTCACAACTACAAGGGTGACCCCCTACCGGTGCGCATACTGGGGAATGAGTTCGTACCCCCGGTGGCTATCGAAGAGCTTGAGGGCAAGCTGTCAGTGTACATGCCCGCTCCCAAGCGGGTGCCCGTCGAAGCCAATGCCATGATGAACGCACTGACGGGGAACAAAGAGTCCTCATTCAAGACCATCATGCTGAAGACCAAGGCTGGTAAGGGCTGCGACCAGCTCAAGTACATCCTGAGACATCAGGACAAGGTAGACGAGCCGCTATGGCGCGCAGGGCTGTCGATTGCGAAGTTCACGGTAGAGGGTAAGCAGGTAGCTCACTTGATGTCTAAGGGGCACCCAGACTATGACCCCGCCGAAACCGAAGAGAAGCTGGAGCGCATCAAGGGTCCGTACCTCTGCAGCAGCTTCGACGAATACAACCCGGGCATCTGCACAGGCTGCCCCAACTACGAACAGTTACGGTCTCCGATAACGCTCGGTAACCGGGTGCGCGAGGCCAAGTCCAAGGTCGGCGCCACTGTCGTGCACGATGTCGAAAGCGGAGAGAAGGTAGAAGAAGTCGCCATACCGAAGTACCCGGCACCCTACATACGGGGCGCTAACGGCGGGGTATACATCCGCGAAGCGGACGACGACGGGGTACCCGAGGACAAACTGATCTACATCAACGATTTGTACGCCACACGGCGCCTCGATGACCCGGAGCTTGGGGAGTGCATTGTGATGCGTCTGCACATGCCCATGGATGGGGTGCGGGAGTTCACCATACCTCTGCAGGTGGCTGTGGCCCGGGATGAGTTCAAGAAAGCGATGGCCCGCAAGGGCGTGTTCATGACCAACATGGATGGGATCGTAAAATATATGAAGACGTGGATTGATGAACTACAGTTAACAACGCAGGCAGATATGGCCCGCAGACAGTTCGGGTGGACCGACGATAGCTGCTCCTCCTTTGTCCTTGGTGACAAAGAGATATTCCCAGATCGCACTGACCACAACGCACCGAGCGCATCCACGGGGTCAATGTTCCCGGCGTTCCGCAGCAAGGGCACCCTGCAGGGGTGGGTCAACACGGCTAACTTCTTCAATCAGCCCGGCATGGAGCTGCACCAGTTCATCGTGCTAACAAGTTTTGCCTCGGTGATGATGGAGTCGTCGAGCGTTAACGCCATGGGTACGCACATATGGAGCAAGGAATCGGGGCTCGGTAAGACCACAGCTATGCTGGTGGCTGCTGGCGCGTGGGGTAAGCCGAAGGCCCTCATCATGCACCGCAACGACACTCTCAACGCCAAGATGCTGCGCGGGGAGATTTACCACAACATCCCCATGTACCTCGATGAGATTACCAACATGACCCCCGACGCTATGTCGGAGCTTGCCTACCAGTTTACCGGGGGCCAGCAGAAGGACCGCATGAAGACCGGTGCTAACGAGCTACGGCATCGGGGCGAAGAGTGGAAGCTGATGGCTGTCACGACCGGTAACGTGAGCTTCCACGAGAAGGTAGCCATGGCTAAGGCTATGGGGCAGGCAGAAGCGCAGCGGATGCTGGAGATCAAGGCCGACCGGTTCTTTACTAGGACCTCCGACAAGGCGCTCACGGACAACTTCGCGGAGAGCGTAGA